ATGCACGTTATACAGGCTCATCATTTAAAAATATCAAAAGAGTTTCGCACTTGGCAGCCAACAAAAGGTTATCAACTACGGTATTTGTATTTTATAAATAAAAAATGTAAAGACAAATTAACAGTGCCAATATTGCCCTTTTCAAAAATTAAAGAAATGGGTGCATCTATGTATAAAGGCGTTAATATGAGTTTGCGTTCGAAGCAGGCGAGGGCCGTCACCAACGGTCAAGCGGAGGTGCAACCCCTACCCGAACGCTCCAAAATCCTAAATTAAGCTATTGTATATATAAATAAATAAATTTACCCATAACTTGGCAACCAAAAAGGAAACACAAATAGAACGTGATTTAAGGGTCCAAAGGTTTGCACGTATTATTGCAAACGGTGGTCGTAGGTCCGATTGCTTGCAATATGGTTCAGAGAATTGGGGGGTAAGTGTACGAACTTGCGATAATTATTTAGCACAAGCAAGAGCAGAATTAAAGGCAGATTGGGATATTGAAAGACCCCAAATGGTAGCCGACCTCTTGTCTCAATGTGCAACTGTACAAATGGCAGCACGTAAGGCTGGCCAATACCATATTGCCCTTGGTGCAATAAATACGGCTGCAAAACTTGCAAGCCTTGTTTCATGAGTATTTTAGAAACTGTTAAGCAAGGTCATGTATTACATGGCGATGGTTTATATGAGTTACCTACCGTAAACCAAGTGCAGCAGAGGGTTTACAAGGATTTATTACCCCACCAACAAACCTTTTGCCAAGACATTGAACACCGTAAGCTTGCACTTGTTTGTGGTTTTGGTGCTGGAAAAACCTATGCACTTGTGAGTAAAGCCATAATACTGGCGTCAATGAATATTGGTTGTATTAGTGCCATTTTTGAACCGACGTCGCCAATGGTACGTGACATACTTATACGCACACTTAACGAATTATTGGAGCAGTGGCAAGTGCCTTTTACCTTTAGGGCCAGCCCATTACCCGAGTACCAACTTCAATTTAAGGAGGGTATACACACTATTTTGTTACGTACAATTTTGACTTACCAACGTTTACGTGGTCAGAATTTAGCAGCAGTCGGTTTTGACGAGGCCGACACTGTAAACAAGCGTGACGCAGAACAAGCCATGAATATGGCACTAGCTAGATTGCGTTCTGGTAACGTGCAACAGTTTTATGCAACTACCACGCCAGAGGGTCACAGTTGGGCATTTGATACGTTTGAAAAAAACGCCAAAGAAGATACAAGGTTAATAAGAGCCAAAACAAGCGATAATCCATATTTACCAGAAGGGTTTATTGATAGCTTATTGGAAAACTACCCACCGCAGTTAATACAAGCTTACCTTAATGGAAATTTTTGTAACCTTACAAGCGGTCAAGTTTATTCAAGGTTTAACAGGGATAAGCACCTCATAAACGAGTTGCCGTTCCCATTAGAAAACGAAATATTAAAAATTGGGGTGGACTTTAATGTTATGAATTGCAACGCTGTTGTTTGCGTTACCGCAGGCAATAAGCTTATTGTTGTTGACGAAATTGTTAAACAGCAAGATACTGATGCTCTGGCAAGGGAAATAAGAAGGCGTTATGGTAGCAATAAAATATTTGTTTACCCCGATGCCAGTGGAGCAGCAAGGTCAACTATTAACGCAAGCAAAACTGACATTGCCATTTTGGAGAGCTACGGTTTTGTCAGTATGGCCTTACGTAGCAACCCACCCATCAAGGATAGGGTACAGACTTTACAGGCAGTATTGGAAAACAGTAAGGGCCAAATACGTATGGCAATTTATGCCAAAGCCACAAGATTAATAGAATGTTTGGAGCTTCAAAGCTATGATGAAAAAACAGGCGACCCAGACAAACAAAATGGTTATGACCACCTTAATGATGCTCTTGGTTACTTGTGTTATAGGGAGTTTAATATGATTTACAGTAGGGCAGGCCAAAAAACAGGTATTAGAATTTATTAAAGACCTGATATTATTAAACTAAAACAATGTACAGCAGCTTTTTTCAAAATAAAATAGATAGCTTTGAAATAGAAGTAACAGAAGTACAGCAGCAAAATCAGGCGTGGCGTAATATGCAAAGTCACTGGGGCTTAATTGAGGATTTGGTTGAAGGTACAAGCAAAATTAGGGGCAAAAGTAGAATTTACTTAAAACAAGAACCACGAGAGGAAGATGAAAGTTATGACGTTCGTTTAAGTCGGTCAGTTTGCCCACCATATTATGTACGTATGGAACGTATGTTGGCTGGTATGCTTACACGTAAACCAGTGCGACTTTCTGATGTACCAGATGCAATAGAAGAACAATTATTTAATGTTGACCTTGAAGGAAATAATCTTACCAATTTTGTTTACAACATAAGTAGGCTTTGTATTAGGTACGGCCATGTTGGTGTTTTAGTAGATGCCCCTGCTGATGGTGGTCGACCTTACTGGATTCCATACACCCCAAGAGACATAATTGGCTGGCGTACAGAGGTAAAAGATGGACAAAGGGAACTAACTCAGCTAAGACTTATGGAACGCATAGTAAGACCCAAAGGTAAGTACGGAGAGGAAACGGTTGAACAAATAAGGGTGCTTGAGCCAAACAGTTTTATGTTATTTCAACGTAATGATGATGGCGATTTTGTAAAGGTAGATGAAGGCACTACCAGTTTGGACTTTATACCTTTTAGTGTTGCCTATAGCAACAAAGTTGGTATTTATGAAAGTCGCCCACCATTGGAAGATATTGCAGAGCTAAATATTAAAAGTTACCAAATACAAAGCGACTATGATAACCAGTTACATATAAGTGCTGTACCTATGCTGGCGTTTTTTGGTTTTCCAGCAGCAGCAGAGGAGGTAAGTGCTGGGCCAAGTGAAGCTTTATCGCTACCAGAAGGCAGCAGTGCAAGTTACATTGAGCCAAATGGCAACAGTTTTAACGCACAAAAGGACAGAATTGACAAACTAGAGTATCAAATAAATGAGCTTGGTTTAGCTGCCATACTTGGGCAAAAAATGTCGGCTGAAACTGCTCAATCGCAAAGAATACAAAGGTCACAAGGCGACAGTACCTTAATGGTTTTATCGCAACAAATACAAGACTTGCTTGATAATTGCCTTAAATTTCACGCTGCATTTTTAAAACAAAGTGTTGCTGGTACAAGTTTTGTAAATAGAGACTTTGTTGATACCAGCCTTGAGCCAGCACAAGTTGACAATTTACTTAAAATATTTGCCCAAGGTGTTATTGACCAAGAGGAGTTACTTAAAAAGCTTGTTGAAGGCGAAGTACTTAGTGAAGATTTTGACGTTGAAGAAATGCTCGATAAAACACAAATGGGTGGCTTGGTTGAAACTGAAGCACCCCAGCAGGCAGCAACAACAGAAAATGAATAATGAGTATAGAACGGCAACGAATACCAGAAGCGTTATACCGTAACGCCATAAACCTTAATAGGTATGAAAATGGCGTAGCAAAAAAAATTGTTGTTGCTTATAACGACATTATTGTACAAATAACAGATGAATTAAAAAAGTTTGATGCTGGCGACCTTACTCTTACGCCTGCAGCATTAAATAGGCAACGTACAATATTGCTGCAGTTACAAGAAAGTTTGGCAACTTGGGCAGACCAAAGTGCATTAACAACAACGGCGGAGTTACAGGGTTTAGCAGAGTTGCAATCGGTTTTTGTACAAGAGCAGTTACGTAAAGTATTGCCAAGTGATGCTGCAAAGAACGCTGTACGCACTGTAGAAATTAGTCCACAATTTGCTCGTAGTGTTGTAGAAACTGACCCAAGGCAAATAAATGTTTTTACACTACCCGAGGAATTTACTGTACAAACTGGCGTGATACCAAAGTTTAGTATTACAGCACGTGATGGGGCTGTTATAAATTTACCTAACGGTGTAAATGTTAGAACTGCATTTAGGCGTATTGCAGAAAGCCAAACAGAATTATTTCAAAGCACTGTTAGGACAGGTTTACTTGCAAACCAAACAACACAACAAATATCAAAACAATTAAGGGGTAAATTAAACTTTGAGGAAACTGGAACGTTGAGCCAAATAAAAGCAAAAGGTGGTCTTGGCACTGTAATACCAAACAACCAAATTGATACCATTGTAAGGACTAGCATTAACCAAGTAAGCAATACTGCAACTTACAACGTGTATAGGGCAAATGCAGATATGATTGATCGTTATAAATATGTTGCAACCTTGGACAGTAGAACTTCAGCAATATGTGGTCGCCTTGATGGGCAAGTATTTGAAATGGGCAAAGGTCCACAACCGCCTCAACACTTTAATTGTCGGTCAACCATAGTGCCAATTATTAAAGACGCATTTCTTGACCAGTTTGGTTTGGACCAAGATGACCTTACTGAAGGCTTGCAAAGGCCAAGCAAAACAGGTTTATCTGACAGGGGTAAGTTAGTACCAGCAAATGAAAACTATGCAGTTTGGTTAAGTAAACAAGACGTTGCCACGCAAAATAAAGTATTTGGTATTGAAAAAAGCAAAATATATAGGGAGCAGTTAAAAACCAAAAACCCAACTGACGTATTTAGGACTTTTGTACGTTCTGACGGTACGACGCTAACATTGGAAGAGTTAGGTAAAGCAAATGCCACTTAAAAAAGGTAAATCAAGTCAAATTATTTCTAAAAATATACAAAAATTAAAAAAAGAGGGCAAACCCCATAGGCAGGCAGTAGACATTGCATTACAAACAGCAGAAGGTAAGAAAAAAAGGAGACGAAAAACCAAAAAATAGGTATTATATTATTAACTGCAAATTTTGTTATGCCTTACCACGCTGGTACAAAAAAGAAAAAAACAATGAAAAAAGGCGGTAAAAAAAAAGCTGTTAAAAGGTAATGGCAAAAATAAACAAGCCAACAGACCCAGAACTGTATGCTCGTGTGAAAGCTGCAGCTAAACGCAAGTTTCCAGTGTATCCGTCTGCCTATGCAAATATGTGGCTTGTTCGTGAATATAAAAAACGTGGTGGCTCTTATGTAGTTGCCAATAAACCAAAAGCCAAAGGTAAAGGTCGTGCCAAGAAAAAAAAGTAGCACAAGACGAGTTAAGGGTGGTTTGACCACTTGGCTTGAGGAAAAATGGGTTGACGTAAAAACTGGTAAACCTTGTGGTCGTTCAAAGGCTGAAAAAAAGAGAAGGGGTTATCCAGCTTGCAGGCCTACAAAACGAGCTTCAAGTAAGACGCCTAAGACACTTGGAGAAATGTCAGCAGCAGAAAAAGCAAGGTTTAAAAGAGAAAAAACTGGTAAAGCTAAAATAAAATATCAACATAGACGTAAAAAAACTACAACTAAAAAGAAATGAAAATTAAATCAGGCACAAAAAACAATCGCAGGGTAAGGTTAACCAAACGCCAAAAAGATGCCTTGCAGAGGCATAAAGTTACCCATGGCCATACAAAAAGCCATATTAATGAAATGACAAAAGCAATGTTAAGTGGTAAAACCTTTATGGAGGCCCACCGTATAGCAATAAAAAAGGGTAAATAATGGCAAAGAAAAAACCACCAAGTTTATCTGTTAAAAGAGGCGAAAAGTCAAAAAAGGGTGGCCTTACTGCAAAAGGGCGTGCAAAATATAACCGAGCAACAGGCAGCAATTTAAAAGCACCAGTTACAGAGGATAAGCCTACTGGTAAAAGGGCTGCAAGGCGTAAAAGTTTTTGTGCAAGGATGAAGGGAATGAAAAAGAAACGGACTAGCAGCAAAACAGCAAACGACCCTAATAGCCGTATAAATAAAGCACTAAAACGTTGGAAATGCTAAGTATTGCAAAATAAGGTATATTTGAGGTACCTTATAAAACCTTTATGTCTGAAGAAACAACAGCACCAGAAACAGGTAACAATGATGCTGTCATAAAACAACTGCAGCAAGAAATTGAATTGTTAAAGAAAAAAAACAGGGAAGTAGTTGAGGAAAAACAAAAAATTGCAAGTAATGCAAAAAATGTTGCAACTTTGCCAGAAGGCGAAAGTGTTGAGGCTTTAATTAAATTTAAACAGCAAATTGAGCAAGAACGCCTTGAGGAAAAAGGCCAATACTCTGAAGCACTAAACAAAAGGGAGCAACAGTTTAAAGAGCATATTGAGAAAAAAGACGCACAAATAGAAAGCTTGCAAAACGAATTAAAAGAATTAAAACTTGTAACCCCTGCTGTTAACGCTTTGTCTGAATATGTGCATGACCCAGCCTATGCAATGAGCAAGCTTGATAAAGAAAAAATACAAGTAAATAAAGATGGCACTGTTGTTTATATGTCTGAAGATGGTTTTACTTCCAAACCAATACAAGAGGCAGTAAAAGAACAGATACAACCTTGGGCATTAAAAAACCAACAACCAATGGGCAGTGGAGCACCAATAGGCAAAACAGAAAATATTACATCTGTTGCTGGTATTGATACAAACCTTTTAAAACGTATGGCTAGGGGCGAGGATACTGCAGCTATGGAAATACACCAAAAATATGGGCGTGATGCTTGGCTTGAAGCAAAAAAAGTCGCAAAAGATTACAAATAACAAATTTCAAGTTATAGTTTAATTAATAATTAAAGTTGGCTGTGCTGGCTTTTAAAAACTTAATTGAGGCTGTGCTGATGTTAAGGGGGCTGTGCCTAAAATTGTAAAAATTTCCATTTAACTAAAATGGCTACAACATTATCTGACATTATTGTGCCAGAGGTGTTTGCTGCAAGCATTATTGAGGAGACAACCTTAAGGGATAGTTTCTTACAAAGCGGAGTAGTCGCACCTTTAGCAGAACTAAATCTTAGCTCCACCCAAGGGGGCAATTTCGTGAACATCCCATTTTATAAGGCAAACCTTAGTGGAAACTATACAAGGCTTGACGACAGTTCATCTTTGAC